AAGGTACTGTTAACACTATGGACACAGGAGAATATATAGATTGGGAATTAAATCCTAAACAATGTGACGGCTTATTATATCTAATAGATAATAATTTAAAACAAGCACAAATAAACGAAAATATTAGAAAGTTTATTATAAACAAACCTACTGAAAGAAATTTAGATATTAAAATACAAGAAGAAGTGACTGTATATAAAGTATCAGTAACAGACCTTTTTGAAACATCAGAAAAGGACGTGCAACCTATGGAATATGTTGGTTACTCTATAGGAATGAAATTAGAGAGTGGGAAAAAATACCAAATAAAATATAAATTGACACCCCACCCACTACACGGAAATCAGTTAATGATGATTATATTAAGTGCAACACAAGCTTCAGATAGTTTATCTAATTTTAAATTAGATGAAAAAACAATTAATAATCTAAAAATAATTCAAAACTTAGAAGGTTCAGTAAAAGAAAAAATAAATCAATTAGTAGAGATGAATAAAGCATTTATTGGATATAATGGTATAAATGACTTAATAGAAATTATAGATTTATCCTTTAATACTCCTCTGAGATTTAATTTTGGTAAAATTAAAAATATCAGAGGTTACCTAGACACCTTAATTATTGGAGAATCTAGAACAGGTAAGTCAAGTACAGCAGAAGCATTTAGAAATCTATATGGATTAGGTACATTTACATCCTTAGCAGGTAACTCTGCGACTATCCCAGGATTAGTCGGAGGTTCATCAAAATCAACATCAGGTAACATGCAAACAAGAGCAGGAGTAATACCACAGAACCATACAGGATTAATAGTATTTGAAGAATTCGGTAAATCAAATAAAGATGTTTTAAAAGAACTTACTGATATAAGAAGTTCAAATGAAGTAAGAATCGCCAGAGTCTCAGGAACAACAGTGCTTCCAGCATTAGTTAGAATGATAGCATTAACAAATACAAAAACAAATGGTGAAATAAAACCAATAGCTTCATATCCAAATGGAATATCAATTATTACAGAGTTAGTTCCAACAGCTGAAGATATAGCAAGATATGATATTATATTAATATTAGCACAAACAGGAGAATTAGAAATAGATCCCTTATGGGAACCTATTACACCACTTCCTAGACAATGTTATAAAGATAGAATTAGATGGATATGGACTAGAACAGCAGATCAAATAATAAAAACACCAGAGTTAGAAAGATATATAATAGAACAATCAAATAACTTAAATAAAAAATATCCGAGTCATATTAAATTATTCGGTACAGAAGCTTGGAAAAAAATTTCTAGAATAGCCCAAGCAGTAGCAGGTTATACTGTATCAGCTTCAGAAGATTTTCAAAGTATAATCGTTACAAAAGAACATGTAGATTATGCTGTAGATTTATTACAACGTATCTACGATAATCCTGTATTCAAATTTAAAGAATACGTAGAAATGGAAATGAGATATAGAAATATTGATGAAGAAGCAGTAGCTTCATTACAATTAATATTTAATAAATATCCAAATCTAGTATTACAATTAGAACAACAAGTAGAAACAACTAGACCAATGCTAGAATCTACAACAGGATTAGAAACGCAAGAATTAAGAAAAGGCTTACAGCTATTAACTAAATCATATTTTATTAAAGTAGATAATACAACAATTATCCCATCAGAAAGATTTAGGAAAGCTATAAACCTAATTAATAAAAAATCTCAAATAGGAAAGATTGGTGAAAATTAATGTTAAAATATAAATGGAATTTAGTTACAATAGAAACAAATGCTCAAGCGAATCATATGATTCAATTGTTTAATAAAATTAAACCAAAAGTAGGAGGATTTGATACTGAAACAACTGGACTTCATATTATTAACGACCAACCTTTCCTATTTCAATTTGGATTTCTAGATGAAGAAAACTTAGAAGGCTATACCTTCGCAGTAGATTTAGAAAGACAACCAAACTTAGCAAGAGCAGTTATTACTGAATGGAATAAACTAGCTCAAAAATTAGAAATATATTTAGGTCATAATGTAAGTTATGACCTTCATATGTTAATAAATATTGGACTACCATATGAGGCAGATAATATATCTGACACTATGGCATGGATAAGACATGCACATAATGCTTTAACTCCTGCTAATGGTGGTCCTCCATTATCCTTAAAAGAATATGCTGCAAAATATATAACAGCAAATGCCAAGTCACATGAACATGAACTTGCCAGAGAACGTACAGAAAAAGCAAAAAGATTAAATAATAAATTAAAAGATAGACTTAAAGTCCTTGGAAAACCTCCTGAAAAATATGGTTATAAATCATATACTTTATCAGTAGTACAAGAAATGTTTAAAGACCCAATTATAGAAGTTTCAGATTTACCTGAAGATGTTAAAAAGATTTATATAGAGTGGTTACAAAATGATGTGCCTATTTATATACAACCTAAAGTTAGTGCTCTTGTTGAATCTGACATGATCCCTTATAATAAATTAGATAGAGAGACATTAATTAGATACGCACATTATGATATTGTATGGACTTTAGAAATCTATGAGCAATGTAAAGAAGCAGTAAAAGCTAGAGGAACATATAAAGGTATAGAATATGAGAATAAACTTATATATCCATTAGTAAGAATGGAAAGAGTAGGTTTTCCAATAGACAAAGAATATCTAGAACAATCTAGAATTAGATTAAAAAATTATATTAAAAAAGTAAGAACTGAACTCTATACTGTGGCAGGTTGTGAATTTCAAATAGGACAACATACATTAGTAAAAAATTTATTATTAAATGATTTTGATTTAGATGTACCTTCAACTGGTAATGATGTTTTAGGTGATATAGTTGCTAAACTAAAAATTGAAACTCCTAATCATCCAGCTATTAAATTTATAGATTTAATACAAGAGTTACGAACATTAGAGAAATGGTATTCAGCATATATATTAAGATTTCAAAAGAATTTATTATATAATGATAGAATATACCCAACAATAAATAGTGTAGGAACTGTATCAGGAAGATGTACTTCTGATTGGCAACAGATGCCAAAAGATGCTATTTTAGATGATCAAGGAAATGAATTATTTTCTCCTAGAAAAATAGTAAGATGTAAATTAGTATCAATAGATTTTTCACAAGTAGAATTAAGAGTGCAAGCTTTCTATACAATACTTGTAGGTGACTCAGATTTAAACATGCTGAGAGCATATAGCCCCTACAAATGTTATAGAGAAAGCCCTACAGGAGAAAGACATGAGTATGATTATAAACTTCCAAGTGATGTAAATGCTTGGGGAGAAAAAGATTCAGAAGGACATAGTGTATGGAAACATATTGAAGATGATACTCCATGGGAGCCAGTAGACTTACATGGTAAAACAACAGAGATGGCAACAGGTTTAACTAAAAAAGATCCAGAGTTTAAATCATTAAGAAGTAAGATTGGCAAGAGAGTTAACTTTGCAAAAAATTATGGAGCACAAAGAGGAAAGATTAGAACAATGTTTCCTGATAAAACAGAAGAGGAAATAGATAAAATAAATAATGCTTATTATGCAGCTTTTCCAGGTGTTAAAACATACCATAATTATTGTTATAATAGAGCTCAAGAATATGATTATACAAGTAACTTACAAGGCGTGAAATACTACGGACTCAACGGACACAAGCTTATTAACACTTTAGTACAAGGTAGTGCAGCATATTACCTTAAGGAGAAGATTATCACAATAGATAAATATATTAAAGATAAAAATCTTAAAACACAACTTATGTTTCAGATACATGATGAATTATTATTTATAGTTCCTGAAGATGAAATAGAAGAAGTGTTTGAATTTAAAAGAATAATGGAAGATACTGATGGTTGGTATATTCCAATAGTTGCTGAAATAGCAGCAAGTAATACAACTTGGGCTGAAAAGAAAGATATGTCAGACCCAGATGAAATTAGAAAATGTTTGAGAGGAGAATAGTATGTATTATAAATGGATTATAGCATTAGATCCTTCAGGTGCATTTTATGAAGGAAAAGGCACAACAGGCTATTCTATATTTCATGCAGATGAAAATAAATTTATAGACAAAGGTGTAATACAAGCAGCAGGATTTCCCTGTGCAGAAGCTTATTGGGATAAACATTTACAACTTCTTAATAGCATTATATTCTCTGCAAGAGGTAAAAGATTACACAAACCAGAAAAAACAATAATCGTAATAGAAGATTATTTATTATATGCTAATAGAGCTCAAGCACAAATTAATAGTCATTTTGAAACATCTAAGCTTATAGGTATTATACAACATTGGTGTTATAAAAATAAAATAACTTATTGTATGCACCATGCAGGATTAGTTAAAACAAGATGGACAGATGAGATATTAGCACATAAAGGATATTTAAAAAAGAATGGTACTAAATGGGAAGTGTGTGAACATACTCGAGATAGTATGCGACATGCTGTACATTTTGCTACATTTGAAAATGGAAAGGAGAATGTATAATGGAAGAAGATATTACTGATGAACAAGTTGAATTAGAACTTGACTATGGAATGAAAGATGGAGAAGTTAGAGATGCAATATCAGATGAAAGTATTAAAGCATTAGATTTATCAAAACTTCCTATAAAAATAGACATTGCAGATATAGATGCAGTAATTGCTGAAAGTAATGAGAAATTTGCTGAGGCAAGAAAAAATGGACTAGGTGGTTCAGATAGTTCTATGGTACTTGGTGTTAATCCATATAAAAGCAGAGCAGACCTTATTAAGGAAAAAGCTAGAGTAGGATTAACTGAAGAAGAAAAAGCAGTTAGTGATAAAGTAGCAGTTAGAAAAGGTAGAGATCTAGAACCTTTGATTATAGAAAAGACTACTAACTTTTTAGGTACTGAAGTATTCAAACCAAAAGATATGTATCGTTTTAAAGACTATCCATATCTTACAATGAACTTTGATGGTGTTGCTGAAAATGAAGAAGGATACTTCCCAGTTGAAATAAAAGTAGTAACTATATATGGTCAAAAACATTATAATTTTAATAAAGCATTTTTTGATGAAACACAAGGTTTACTTCCTATTCCTGAAAATTATGCTATGTCAGAAATAAATACAATAGAAACTAAAGCATTACAATATGGAATTCCACCATATTATTATACTCAGTTACAACAAGAGATGATGGCATTAGATGCAGACTATGGTTATCTGTCAGTATTAAGAGATTCTGATTGGAGAGTATTTACATTTTTTGTACACAAAGATCCATTCGTTCAATCAAGATTAATCACAGAAGGATATAAAGTATGGAATGAAGTGATGCAATTAAATCCAGATAGAAAAATTGAAGGAATGTGATGCAATTTTATAAAAATAAAGATAGACGGCTTACGAGGTTGCCCTCAGAGCCGTCTTTTTTTATTGAGACATATAACTTGTTGTCTAAATAGGGTAAATGCAACAGAATCAATCCTAGAGCGTTCTAGCACGAGCTACCCTTTTTAGGGTTGTTTTTGTCCTAAATCTACTATTCATATGCATCCATCCTAACATTTTTGACTTACCACGACTATTTAATCCATTATATGAATGTAAATATTGTGGAACAGATTGTAATTTTGGAATATTATTTCTATTAATTGAAATATTATTATGATTTGGATGTGCTGCATTATAAATAAAGTTAGCATATTTACTATAAGGTCGTTTTCCTGAAGTATATGTTCTAGGTACATAATTTGTATAGTACATATTTGTACCTCTAGTTCTAGATGGTGTAATTTTACGGAAGCGTTTAATATAGCTTCGACGAGGATAATATCTTTTAGAATAAGACCCTGTTCTATTTCTAGAAGGATATAGATAATCTTTAGATTTAGTATTAGTAAATTCTCCCCATCTAGATGTAGCACCAAATACTGAAGATAAAGTTCCAAGTAATGGATTTTGAGTTCTTTGTCCTGTAGTAGAACCCATAACATATTTTCCATCTTCTTGATGCATATATCTTTGTGTAAATGTATTTAAGTAAGGAATCATACTTATTAAGTTCTTTGGATCTTTAAACATAGATTGTATAGACATACTACCAAAATTCATTTGATAACGTTCTGATGCTTCTTGATAAGATTCCCAATCTCCTATACTAGAATTACCTAATGCAGATTGTCCATATTCTATAACTGAATCTATAAGTGTCTGAACAGGGGGAGCTAGTTTATCTTTAATATTATAATATGGATTTACAAAGAATTGCATACCATCTAATATAGAAGAACCTACACGAAGTACAGCAGTATTAGTAACTGTTTGTTCACGAGGACCATATTTAGTATTAACAGTTCTTGTTATCTCTTTATCTTTATATCCTAATTTATTTAAAGGAATATTACCATTTAATATTTGGTAT